TCGTCAGCGTGACAGTGGTCGCGAGCGCCGGCACGGATGCAAACCCGATCGCGATCTTGAACGGTCAAATCTCGTATGACAACGCCTTCGGCCAGGTGCTCGTGCCTGAGGCCGGCGGCGTCGCCGGCTGTGACTATTACTTCTCTGTCTCTGCTCACACCACGAACCCTAAAAAGATCCTGGCGCGTTACGCGCTGCTTCAGGTACGGAACGGATAGACGCCATGCGAATGCTCGACAAGATGAATTTCCACGCGCCCTATGCGCTTGGGAAAACTCGGCGCATCACGGATGAGGGATACCTTCTATGCGAGGGCGTCTCGATCGCTCGCACGGGAACACAGCGCTACCGCAAAGAAGATTTCGGCAATCAGGACACATCCGACCTTGAATTCGACGACGCGGGATGGCTCGAAGTCACGCGCACCGAAGATGAGGTATTCAGCCAGGAAACGATTGCGAGTTTCCAAGGCAAGCCGGTCACGCTGTATCACCCTGACGGATTTGTCACGCCTGAGAATTGGAAGTCCCTAACGATCGGCCTAACCGCCAACGTGCGCCGCGGCGCCGGCTCTGATGCCGATCTTTTGCTTGCCGACATTCTCGTTACCGATGCCGCCGCGGTCGCGTATGTCAACAAAACCCTTCCCGAACTGTCGGCCGGCTATAACTCGCGCTATCAGATGGCGAGCAAGGGCAAAGCCTTTCAGAGAAACATCCGCGGCAACCATACCGCATTCGTAGACCACGGCCGGGCCGGCCCGCGCTGCTCAATCAAAGACCACAACTCGGAGAATTTGGAAATGACACTGATCGAAAGATTGAAAGCGCTGCTCACCGCGGCGGAAGCGGAAGCGCCTGTGATTGCGCCCGCTGTCGTCACCGCGACGATCGACGCGGCGACACAGACGAAGATCGACCGCGTTGTCGCGTTCGTCGATGCGCAGATTGCCGCCTCCGTGAAAGCGACCGCCGACGCAGAGGCCGCTGTCGCCGCAGAAGCAAAGCGCGTCGCCGACGAGGCTGTCGCCGCCGCTGCCCTTGCCGCTGGCAATCCGCTGCTAACCGCCGATGCGGTCGCCGCGCTCGTCTCGCGTGCCGAGATCCTGTCGCCTGGCATGGTTGCGCCCACCGGCACCGTGGATGAAAAGACCGGCCTCGCGTTCATGCGGGCAACCCTTGATAAGGCGTCAACCGATTTCGTATCGCCGTTCCTGATCGATGTCGCTGCGGTAAAGGATCTTCCCGATGCCGAAGTGCGCGGCGTATTCAACGGCGCTGCCGAACTCATGCGCCTGCGCAACAACGATACGGCGACGCGCTTTAAGCCGGCGGCCGGCGCGGTCTCCCGCACGCATGATCCCGTAGTGCTCTCCGACATTCACAAGAATTTTTGGGCGACCCAAGCCTAGAAGCCAACCGAAAGGTTTGACCATTCCATAGGCCCGCGAAGGGCCTTTTTCATTTTCAATCAAAGGAAATCCTTCAATGGGTAACGCAATTCTGTTTCGGATGGCTTCCGGCATACCGGGATCTGTCACTCGCGAGTCCGAGGCCGATATCGAGGCGCAAGTTCTCGCGTCCGGCACTCCGTTCTATGCCTACGGCATCGCCGGCAAGATCAGCGGCAATAGCTTCGTCCCGCTCACCGCGGTTGGCGATGCGAGCGCCGTATTCGGCTTCCTGGTTCGCCCCTTCCCGCATGGCGGCGCGAATGCATCGGACCCGGTAGGCGTGTCTGTGCCTCCGACGACCGGCATTGCAAACGTCCTGAAGCGCGGACGCATCAGCGTGTTTGTTGCGGCCGGCGCGGGCTCTGTCGCTCTCGGCTCCCCCGTGTACTTCCGCTATGCGACACCTTCGGGCGCTGCAGTGGTGGGTGACATCGAGGGCGCCGCCGTTGCCTCAACGACTGTCGCGATTCCCGGCGCGTACTTCACCGGCCCTGCGGACGCGGCCGGCATCGCCGAGGTTGCTTTCAACATCTAACCGTCACCACTCCGTAACCCATCAAACCGCTCTGAGTAGCGGCTTTTTTATTTCCAAGGAAACAAATCAATGAAACTGCAACGTGCGGTTAGTCGGGAACTTTATACCCGCGATGACATGATGACCTTCGATAAGGCCACCATTGACTCTGCGGGCGTCTTCCTCAACAGCGAGCTTGAGCGGTTGGACCCCACGGTCAACATGCCGCTGGTCGATTACACCTGGTCACGCGATATCGATCTGCGCACCGACGTGTCGATCGCGGACGAGATTTCGAGCTTCACCAACACGCAACTCGCCTCGCCCAACGGCATCGCGGGAAGTAACAAAGCATGGGTCGGCAAAGACTCGAATGCCATCGTCAATACGCAATTGGATATCGGCAAGACGATTCAGCCGCTCCAATTGTGGGCGCTGCAAATCGGCTGGACTCTCCCCGAGCTGGCCGCGGCTCAGCGTTTGGGCCGTCCGATCGACTCGCAGAAAACCGAAGGTCTGCAGCTCAAGCACCAGATGGACATCGACGAGCAAGTGTACGTCGGCGATTCCGCCCTCGGCATGAACGGCATGCTGAATCATTCGGCGCTCGCCAGCGTTGGCAATGCGGTTACCGGCGGATGGGCCACGGCAACGGCTGTGCAGATCCTCGGCGACATCAACGAGATCCTGGTCACGACCTGGAAGAACAGCGGCTATGCGCGCATGCCGACGCACTTGCTGATCGACCCGACATCGTTCGCGTTGCTCGCGAGCACCCCGCTGACCGTCGCGGGCGTCACGGGCGGAATCTCGCTGCTCACCTACATGCTTCAGAACAACATCGCAACGCAGAAAGGCGTGCAACTGAAGATCCTCCCTGTCAAGTGGCTGCTCGGTACCAACAATGGCAACCCGAAGGGCGTTGCCGCGACGAACAGCATGTTCGCCTACACCAAGTCGAAGCAGTTCGTTCGCTTCCCGCTGGTGGGCCTGCAGCGCACACCGATCGAGTACCGCGACCTTCGCCAGCTCACGACCTATTACGGGCGTTTGGGTGCGGTCGAATTGGTGTACCCGGAAACGGCGAGCCGTCGCTCGAACTTGGGTTAAGCCGCAATGGCGACACTCCGAGTTAACAGGGGCTTCATGTTCCATTACCCCGGCGATGGAAAGGAGCGGGCGGCCAAGGTGTACACGTTCGTCAAGGGCGTGCATGAAGACGTTCCCGCCGAAGTCGTTGAGCACCGCTGGATCAAGGAAGATCTGGCGGATGGGTTTATCGACGAGGTTGTCGCCGACGAGGTTGATGACGAGCCCGAAGAAAAGGGCAAGAAAAAGAAGTAACCCATGACCATCGTTGCCAACACATTTCGCCAGCAGTTTCCCGAGTTCGCTGATCCTCTGCTCTATTCAAACGAGTTGATCGATCTGTGGGTCGGGATTGCTGGGCGGTTCATCAATCCCGTGCGCTGGGGCAACACAGCCGACTACGGAACGTCGCTATACGTCGCTCATAAATTGGCGATGTCGGCACGGGATCAGATGACAGCGCGGGCCGGCGGCGTCCCTGGTGCGCCGCAGGGCGTGCTTACTTCCAAGGGAGTGCGCGGCATCACGGCTTCCTATGCCGTGGCAGACATGATGATGAAAGACGCGGGCGAGATGAACTCGACCCGCTACGGTATCGAATTTACGCGCCTCAGTCGGATGATGGGAGCCGGCGGGATGCAGATGACCGGCCTTGTCTGATGGCGACGCCGCGGCTCACTGTCAAACAGGACAACGTAAAAAAGGTATTCCAGTCGATTCGTGATCTTGTCGGGCAGCAAGTGCTTATCGGTATCCCCGACGACAACGCAGGTAGAAAAGACGGCGATCCCGCGAACAATGCGCTGATCGGCTATGTAATGGAATTCGGATCGCCCGCGCAGAACATACCGGCGCGGGCCTTTTTGATCCCTGGTGTAGAGAAGGCCGAAACCCCGGCGCTCTATCAATTGCGCCAGGCGGCGAAGGCCGCGCTCGATGGGGACAAGCAGAAGATGGAGCAGAAGCTAAACGCTGCCGGCATCGTCGGCGCGAATAGCGCTCGCTATGAAATCAACAACGGCGATTTTGCCCCGCTGTCACCGCAGACGATTCTTAATCGAAACCGGGCACGCGGCACGAAATCGCATCGCAAGAATGAATTGCAATACCTCGCGCTTTACTCGTCTGGAATGTCGGCGATCGATGCGGAGTCTATTGCGGGAATCAAGCCGCTCATCAACACGGCACAGCTCAGAAACTCGATTACATACGTGCTGCGGAAACTCTGATGCCCCTACTCGATATGTCGGATGTGCTGAGCGATCCCGATTTTCTAGACTTCTCGCTGATCTGCACGCGCAACGCGCAGACGGTTGGAAGCGATGGCCTCGCCGTGATCGCATCTAAGCAGATGCCTTTCGCTGGCGTCGTGGCGGCTACCAGCGGTCAGGATCTACGGCGCCGCTCTGACGGCGAAATGAACGTCGGCGAAATATCGATCATCACGAAATTCCTTTTAATCGACGGCCGGCCTGGCAACACCGCCGATGTGGTCACCTGGAATGGAAACACCTACACCGTTACCAACGTCGAGGACTACTCAAAGTATGGTCGCGGATTCGTGGCGGCGACGTGTGACCTGGTACAGCTCGCAGGCTGATGGATCATGGCTAACACGAGCGCATCCGGCGGCGTACTTGATCCGCAGGCGCCTTTGCCTCCCGATGATTCCGAGCTTGATGCAATCCTGCAACCGCTCGTTGTAGCGATCACGGGCCTTGACGGCTCGCTGGTTCGCCCGCGCTGGCAAACCGTTGTCCCGAAGATGCCAGAGCCTACCGTCAATTGGTGCGCGATCGGCGTGATGACGGAAACGCCGAACGGTGGCCCGCAGTTTCAATATGTGCCCGGTATCGATGCCGGCACATTCAAAGAGCACCAGGCGCTTGATATCGCCGCGAGTTTCTATGGCCCGGCTGCAAAGCAGTATGCGGCTCGCTTGCGCGACGGCCTGCGCGTTCCGCAGAACACCGACACGCTTCGCGCCAATGACATGGGCTTTGTCGGCACCGGCACGATTCGCACAGCGCCTGAATTTATCAATCAGCAATGGTATCGGCGCTGTGATCTGCCGGTATCGCTGCGCAGAAAGATCACGCGGCAGTACGCGGTTAAGAACCTCCTAGCTGCTGCGGTTCACCTTATCGATGACACCGGCGAAGTGGATTCCACGATCGTCATTCCCCCAGGTTCAACTTTTGGAGCTTAATTACAATGGCTAATCAGGGCCTTTCCGTCGGCGATGTCGTCAACGTCAGTGTCTCGCTGTCTCCCTCCGCGGCGGCGCTGCGCAGCTTCGGCATTGCGCTATTCATGGGCGACTCGGGTTTTATCGATACGCAGACCCGCGTGCGCTTGTATTCCTCATACCAGGCCGTTGCCGCAGACGTAGGCGCATCCGCCCCTGAGGCGCTTGCCGCGGCGATCTACTTTGCACAGACCCCGCAGCCTGCCCAGTGCTATATCGGCGCCTGGGCGCGTACAGCGACGAATGGTGTTCTCGTAGGAGGTTCCCTCTCTACCGCCGCGCAAGCGCTTGCGAATTTCAGCGTCGTTACTAACGGCGGCCTTACTGTGACCGTCGACGGTGAAGTGCACTCACTCACCGCGATCAACCTGGCGACCGTTACGAACTTAAACGGTGTGGCGTCCGCGATCACGGACGCCCTTGCAGGCGCCGCGGTTGTCACCTGGAATGCGAACAACGGTTTCTTCCAAGTAACTAGCGCGACCACCGGCACCGGATCGGCTGTGAGTTTCGGCAGTGCGAGCACCGGCACGGATCTGTCCGCGCTGATGAGCCTGACCGCCGCGCTCGGCGCCAATGCGGTCAACGGCATCGTTGCGGAAAGCGCGCTCGACGCGGTTTCGGCAGTCGCCTCGATCACTAACGCATGGTACGGATTGGAGTTTGCATCCAGCGTCATGCCGTCCGACTCTGACCATGCGGCAGTATCCAACTTCATTCAAGCCTCATCGCCTTCGCATATCTACGCGATCGGCACCACGGAAGCGACTGTTGCATCGAACAGCACGTCGGACGTTGCGAGCCTTATTGCGAACAACCGCACCGCGATCCAGTATTCGAGCGCAACCCCTCATGCAGCGGCGTCCATGTTTGGCTTGTCCTTCCCGACTAATTGGCTGGGAGCGAACACCGGCTACACCCTGAAATTTAAGCAGGCCGCGGGCATCGTCGCGGAAACGCTCACGGAGACTCAGGCCGCCTTCCTGAAGGCGAAAAATGTCAACGTCTATGTGAATTACGACGACGGCACCGGGATCATGCAAGAGGGCGTGATGTCCGACGGCACGTTCTACGATGTGATCCACGGCACCGACTGGTTGCAGAACTTCATCCAGACCAACGTTTTCAACGCTTTCCGCGCCGCAAGGAAGATCCCGCAACTCGACTCCGGCGTGAACACGTTGGTTTCCGTTGTCTGCAACTCACTGGATCAGGGGATCACAAACGGTTTGATCGGTCCCGGCATTTGGACCGGGCCGGATGTTGGCGCGATCGTCACCGGGCAGATGCTCTCCAAGGGCTATTACGTTTTTGCGCCGCCGCTGAGCACGCAAAGCATAACGGCACGCGCAGCGCGCCAGGCGCCGGTCATGACGTGCGCCATCAAACTCGCGGGCGCCTTCCACTCGGCCAACGTCATCATCAACGTCAACAGCTAATCCCGGCGTCACAGCCGATTCCCTGAAGGGCCGCCCAGTGCGGCCCTTCGCGTTTCTGCGCCACCCCAATTTCGGAGTCAATCAATGTCAACTTATAGTTTTATCGATGTCACCGCTTCGCTTGCCGGCCCGACGGGCAGCGTGCAATTCGGTTACGGTAACGGCATCGCGGATGAAGGCATTACGATCGAGCCGGCCGGCGACAAGTCAACCATGCAGGTAGGCGCCGACGGATCGGTAATGCACTCGCTGCACGCTGACAAGTCGGGACACGTCACCATCCGCGTGATGAAGGTCGCCGATCTCAACGCGCAATTGCAGACAATGTACGACCTGCAGACTTCATCGTCCGCGCTGCACGGCTCCAACACAATCGTGGCCGAACACAAGGTCTCGGGCGATATCACGACCTGCAGCAAGTGCGCCTTCAAGAAAAAGCCGACGATCAAATATGGCAAAGACGGCGATGTCATGGAATGGTCCTTCGACGCGGGCACGGTCGATACAATCCTCGGAACCTACTAATGTCTCACTTTGAAATGGACGGCGCGCAATACCGCATTGCGCGCCTGAACACCTTCCAGCAATTGGGACTGAGCCGGCGGATCGCGCCGCTCATCCCTCCGCTGATTCCGGTATTCGTCAAGATGCAACGCTCGGGCGGCATCGGCAAGGATCTCGCCGGCCTGGGCGAACTGCTGCAGCCCTTCGCCGATGGCCTCGCTGGCTTACCGGATGAGGCTATCGAGTACGTAGTGAACGTCTGCATGTCCGCGCTCTCGCGGGAAGTGACAGAGGGCACCTGGGCAAAGATCTGGATTCAGTCTACGAAGTCATCGCAGTTCGATGAACTCAACGACCTATCCAAAACGATCCCGCTTGTCGTGCGCGTCATTCAGGAATCGCTTGGAAATTTTATACGCGGCCTGCTTATCGCCCAGCAGGCCGAACCGCAGGAAGCGACTCAGTAACCTGGCGTGAATTACCGGGCGGCGAGGAATGGCTACTCGCGCCCGTGGCTGCACAGATGTGCAGCTACAGCGAACTCAAGGACGGGACGCTCGACCTGGCGGATGTCGCACTGATGAATGAGTTTCTGATTATGCGCAGCGACAACCAAGACATCGCCCGCAACCTTCCACGGGAAACCTAAATGTCCGGCTCGACAGATATCATCAAGGAATTCTTAGTCGCCCTGGGCTTCAAGTCCGACGAAGCGGCGCTGAAGAAGTTCGAGAACGGCATAGGGCAGGCGACGAAGGCTGTCACGGTTCTCGCGCTAGCTGTCGAGGCCGCGGCGGTTTCCGTGGCGTATGGCGTCACCCGGATGGCGAACAACCTTGAGCAGCTTTACTTCGCGACGCAGCGCACGGATTCGAGCGCTACATCACTAAAGGCGTTCTCTCGCGCTGCTCGGGATGTTGGCGCGTCTGCCGGCGATGCGATGGGATCTGTCGAGGGCCTGGCGCGCTTCATGCGGAACAACCCGTATGGATCTGAAGCGATGCTCAACCAGTGGCTTGTCCCCTTAGGTAAGCACACCCGCGACGCTAACGGGCATCTGCTCTCGACGACTCAGATCATGGAGGATCTAGGCGAGGTATTCGCGAAGAACACCCGCGAGGGAAACACGAACCTCAACTCGGGACTTGCCGAAAAGTTTGGGATCTCCGAGCGAATGATGCTCGGGCTGCAGAATCCAGAATTTTCAAAGCGGCTCGAATCCGCGACCAAGCGATGGGGCGGTGCGGATTTAGCGTCAGCGACCAAGAACGCTAATAAGTTCATGGATAGCCTGCGCGACCTGGGCGACGCGCTCGAAGTGCTGGGCATCCGCATCGTTGGCGTACTCGAA